CAAGTGTGGGTAAAGTCCGTGTTTGGGCTGTCCTATGTGATGTATCAGGTATTGACGAAACTGATAGAAACTAATAAATAAATTTAAGGGGGGTATTATTATCCCCCTTAATACTTACCCCTTATAATAAATAGGAATTTATGACAACTTACGATTTAAGAAAAAAAACTGATGCAAGTACAGGACAAAAAATTATTTCATTAGGTAATGATATAAGGGTAGAACGTTTAGAAAATAGAATTAATAAACAAGAAGAAAAATTAAATAAAATATTAGAATTATTACAGAATGGCAACAACTTACCTAACGCTGACAAACAGAGTTCTTAGAGAACTTAACGAAACAGAATTAACTTCAAGCACGTTTTCCTCTAGCAGAGGTATACAAACTGCTATTAAGGATTTTGTAAATAAAGGTATTCATGATATTTATAATGAAAGTGCAGAAATACCAGCATTACATACAAGAACAACTCAAGATTTAACTATAGGTGATGCAGAATACGATTTTCCAGCAGATATGCGAAGAGTTGATTTTGATTCTTTTAATTTAAAACCTAGAGAATTAGTTACTAATGGTGAGTTTGCATCTAATATAACTAGTTGGACAACTGGCGATGGATCACCATCATATACTTCAAGTGGTAATGGTAGATTAAATTTAAATGATGCAGCAGCATATCAAGCAATTAATACAACAGTAAATAAAACTTATAGATTACAAGTTAGAATTTTAAGTCCAAATAGTTCTAGTACAGCATTAATTATAAGAGTAGGAACATCTGCAGGTGGAACACAAAATTTAAATACAACACAGGCTGTAACAAATTTTAGAGAAGGTGCTATACTAAATACTACATTTACAGCTACAGCACAAACATCATACATTTATTTAGAAGCACCAAGTGTACAATTAGATGTAGATTTTGTAAGAATATCTAGAAATGATATTGCACCAAGAAAATTAAGTTATTTATCATATGATCAATTTTTACAAAATAGAAAACCTATAGATGATGTTAATAATAGTGGTCAGTATGATACACCATTATATGTTTATAGAATACCTAGTTATACATCTTTTGGCATTAGCCCAATTCCAAATACAAATGAATATGCTATAAGTTATGATTACTATACTACTCATTCAGATTTATCAGCTCATGGTGATACAATGTCATTACCTGATAGATTTGCATCATTAATTGTAGATAGATCAAAATATTATACATATATGTTAAGATCTGATCCACAACATGCACAATTAGCAGATAGAGATTTTCAAAGAAAATTAAGATTATTAAAGACAGATTATGCTACTAAAGCTGATTATATGAGATCAGATGTAATAGCTGAAAGTATAAGTACTAGTATAGGAACAGTTGGATAATGCCAGCAACAGACTTAATATCACCATTTGTTGTAAGTTGTGCAGGTGGATTAACACTTAATAAAGATGTGTTTTCTATGCAACCTGGAGAGGCTCTTATATTACAAAATTTTGAACCTGATATTAAAGGTGGATATAGACGTGTTAGTGGAACAGCACAATATAATACTACAATAGTGCCACAAGGTTCTAGCAATAGTAGCTTAGTGGTTGATTGTTCAATAATATTTAATGGACAAATAATTGCAGCTAGGGGTGGAGATATACATAGAGGTACAACTTCTGGTAGTTGGACAAGTTTAACTACAGGACTAGGCACATCAAGTAGAGCATATGACTTTGAAAAGTTTAATTTTAATGGAACTGATAAATTAATTATAGCAACAGGCCATTCAGCTGCACAAATAATTAATACAAGTTTTGCAGTTGATGTTGTAAATGCAACAGGTGGTGGAACAGCTCCAACTAATCCTAAGTTTGTTAAAGCATTTCAAAATCATATGTTTTATGCAGGTGCATCTAATTCACAAGAAATTATATTTAGTGTACCATTTGAAGAAGATAATTTTACATCAGCCAGTGGTGCAGGATCATTTAAAGTTGATTCTACAGTAGTTGGTATGAAAGTATTTAGAAATGAATTAATTATATTTTGTCAAGATAGAATTTATAAATTAACAGGAACATCATCAAGTAATTTTGCAGTGCAAGAAGTTACACGAAATATTGGATGTAGAGATGGTGGTAGTATTCAAGAGATTGGTGGTGATGTTATATTTTTAGCACCAGATGGTTTAAGAACTATTGCTGGTACAGCAAGAATTGGTGACGTTGAACTTGGATCTATATCTAGACAAATACAATCTAGAATTGATGAAGTTACATTAGATAGAGTAACATCTTTAGTTATTAGAGATAAATCACAATATAGATTATTTTATCCAGTAACAGCTACAGGCCAATTATCATCAAAAGGAATTATAGGAGTATTAAAAAATAATCCTAATACAGGATCTATAGGATTTGAATATGCAGATATAGTTGGTCTTAAACCAGCTTGTACAGATTCAGATTTTATAAGTAATGTTGAAACTCAAGTGTTTGGTGGTTATGATGGTTTCATATATAAAATGGAATCAGGTAATACATTTGCAACAGGTGCAACAACTACAACTATACAGGCAGTATATAGATCACCAGATATGGTAATGGGTGATCCAGGTTTAAGAAAATATATGCAAAGAGTTAATGTAAACTATGAAGGTGAAGGGACAACTATTGATGCAAATTTAGCTCTTAGATATGATTATGATGATCAGAATACTCCACAACCAGCAAAAATAGCATTACCTAGTGTAGGTGGTGCAGGAACATATGGAGCAGCTAAATATGGTCAAGCATTATATGATGCATCAGGTGTTCCACTAGTAAGACAATCAGTAGAAGGTTCAGGATTTGCAGTAGCACTACAGATAGATGATCAAAATAGTGCAGACTCATTTTCAGTAAAAG